TTTCATAGGGATCGCTGTTTTTAGGATACTAAGATAAAGCAATTATATCTGATAGATTATCGGATTTAGTAAATTGATCAAATTTTAATTCTACTTCTTTAGTTTCTTCGGTTTGATTTTTAGGAGGATCTAATGCTGTATATGTAGTAAATAAATTTTTAAACATTAATGTTTCCACTTACGACTATTCTAAGCAAAAATAGCTTTCTTGCGAATACTTGCACTAGGACTATTCTTACCTTTCTAAATGCATTCATCAGTTACCTTTCCATCACAATATTTGGTAAATGTGCCTACATTCTTCTTTTTAATCTAAATTTTATAGCCTTTTTTAAATAATCGAATTGCATCAGGTTCTGAATTTAATCCAATATTCTGACTATTCTGAAAATTATAATTTCTGTAATCATAAGAGAGTTGATTCAACTACATATTATAATTTTTAAGTTATTTATATTTTTGAGAAATTTTTGTACTATTTGATATGTCAAATATAATAACTAAATTTGTAATATTAAAATTGCGTGTTCACGCATTAAGATTTAAGATTTTTAAAAAGTTGAGTAGTTAAATATTACTAAATCACATTAATCACTATTAAAATAATATTAGATGAAAAGCAACACAAAATTAAATCTATAGTTAGCAGTAGCTGTACTTTTAATACTTGTAGGATGTGCTCTTCTCATTGCTGGTTTTATTGTTGCACCGCTTGGTATAATTGATGCCAGTGTGTTAACAGCGTTTGGAGAAACTAGTACATTTGGTGGAGCATTATTCGGAATAGATTATACTTATAAGTATAAGATTAGAAAAGGAATTGTTGAAGGAGATATTTCTAAATAATTCTAATTTAGCTTTTATTTTAGCCTAATATAAAAGCATTATGAAATAATGATAATGTAAATTTAAAAATGATCTATGGATTTAAAAATAAATGGCAATATTGCATTTGAGGAAAGTGAACATAAATACTTTGATTTAAATGATGCATCTAAAGAGTACATTTCAGTAACCACTCTAATACATAAATTCACTCAAGAATTTGATAAAGACTTCTGGAGTGCTTATAAAGCATTAGAAAAACTTTTACCTAAAGAAAGCTGGGCAATAGAAAAGAAATCTTTACTTCACACAAAGAAGTTTGATAAATCTATCCTAGATGTATATAATATAACTGAGAATGCCTTTAATAAGGAACAACAGAAAATATTAGATGATTGGGAGGCTGAAAATAGAAAATCTTGTGAGCGAGGTACTAAAATTCACGCAGACTTAGAAAATTCTTTTTATAAGAAACCTAAAGACATCTCTTTACAAAAATTTGGAATTGGAGGAAAGTTTGAATGTAGAAAAGACTATACTGACCTTGATCTTGAATATGCAGTATATCCTGAATACCTTGTTTCTCGAGAATCTCCTGATGGAATACTTTTGTTAGCTGGACAAGTAGACCTGATAGTTAAATCAGGTAACGAATTGACGATTTGCGACTATAAGACGAACAAGAAAATAGAGCAGAAGAGTTTCTATAATGCTCAAACAAAGACTTCAGCTAAGATGAAGTATCCTCTAAACACTTTAGATGATGTTAACTTTTGGCATTACACTTTACAACTTTCTACTTATGCCTGGATGTTACAAAAAATCAATCCTAATTTTATTATTAAAGATTTAATATTAATTCATTTTGATCATAACGGAAATCAAACATTATATCATTGTGATTATTTAAAAACAGAAGTAGAAAGAATGTTAGCTTTTTATAAGAAAGAACTTATAAAAGAAAAGCAAAGGAGTAAACGTAAAAGAATTGAATATTAATGGAAATATTTGATATTGTACAAGGTCATGTTAACGAATTGCTTAATGTTAATGATAAAATAAGCAAGAATCGTTTATAGATATGTTATAGATGTCCACTATACACCGGTAAAATGGGAGGTATGTGCAATAGTAAGTTATGGTTAAATCCTAATACTGGAGATGTTAGTACAAAATAGAAACCAGGCTATCTAAAAGGTTGTGGCTGTCGTCTTTCGGCAAAAACAAGAGTAGCTGATGCAAGATGTCCAGTTCGTAAATGGTAAAAATGTAAAATGATTATGGCAAAAAATGTTAGAATAAAACAAACAGCTAATGAAAAAATAGCAGCAGAATTAGCAACATCAGGAACTCCTCATTATATGGGAGAACAATCCGTTGATAAACTAATTGAAAAAGAAAAATCTTATAAATTTAATGAGGAGTTAAATAAAATTGCTGAAGAATATGAGGATCATATTAATAAGCTTGAAGCAAATGCTGAACTTCTTGGTGATAATGTTGCAAACATGGAAATCAAACCATTGTTCAGTCGTGTTATTATCAAACCTCTTGCTCAGAATCCATTCCAACGTGTGAAAATTGAAAATGGAATTATTATTGATGCAGGTGGTATTACTCCTAATAAAGATATTAATCCTGCAACTGGTAGGATGGAAGAAATGAGAGAATTTATTAAAACAGGCGCTGTTCAAGAAATAGGGCCTGATACTAAATATGTAAAACCTGGTGATATTATTTATTATCGCGTTGATACTGCCGTTCCTGTACCTTTCTTTAAGCAAGGTTTCCAAAGTCTTGCTGAAAATCAAATTATAGCAGTAGTTAACGAAGGTTTAACTGAAAGATTTAATAGTGTAAATAATGTAGGATAACGAAAGAATATTTTTTAAAGCAGGTGATACTGTTCAATTACGATAGGATATTCCACATAAACCTATTATGATTGTAGTTAAAAAGGAGACGTGTTTATTTAAACATGATCCTTCTAAAATGGAAGATAAAAAGGCAGCTTTAGTTGGAATTAGATGTAGATGGTTTACTTCTACTGGAAAACTTTAGGAAGCTGTGTTTAATACAAAAGACTTAGAACTTATAAATTAATAAAATGGACGAACAAGTAAAAGCAATTCAAAATCTGGTAGCAGCAGCACTTCAGGGAAATTAGCAAGCACAAGCTCAAATACAACAAATTTTACAAACTGCCCAGATTATCCAAGATACTATGAAACAAGCTTAGGGTGGTCAGCCAGCAGCTCAAGAAGGAAGTGTTTTGGCTAGAAATGGTGCTAAATTGAATTACATTAAACAACTTCGTGGACAATGTCCTGACGGATACGAACTTACAATGTTTAGACAGGGAGGTCACATTTGTAAGAAATGCATGAAGAAATAGAAAATGCAGGAAGGTGGTGATCTCGATCCTGTTGAATCTTTTAAGTGTGGTAGACGTTTGAAGAAGAAAGAGGTTGGAGGTCAGATGGCTCCTCCAAGAAAGAAACTTCCTCAGAAACCAACGCTTCCTTACGAACCTGAAAACCCTTTTAAAAGAAATAAACCAGATACTTTAAAGGATCCACGAAAATAAATTAAAATATGATACAAAATATATTCCAATATGATAATGTACATAATAGATTAGAATTGAATACTCCAGAAATTCTATTAACAAAAGAATTTGCTGAATTAATGAAAAATGAAAGGAATATATGTAAAGATGATCCAAAAGGATAGTATAATTTAAGGGCTTTTAAAGAATTTACTTATATATGGCTTGCTCTTGATTGGAAATCACCATATAGTGATTATTCAGAACAAGAAAGGCATCAAGAGGCATTGAGAGATTCAGGATTAACTGAAGAAGAATATAATAATCCTGAGTTTCGTGCAGCTTGTAGAAAGTATAGAAATATTCAGGAAGAGAATAGATCTATCAAATTACTTAAGGCCGCACAAAATACAGTTGATAAATTTATAGACTATTTTAATAACGTAGATCCTGAAGAACGTGATGTTCAAACAGGTAAACCTATCTTTAAAGTTAAAGATTTGATCGCTGAAATAAGTAATCTTTCTAAAGTTCATGAAGAATTAAAAACACTTGAATCTATGGTTAAACAAGATTTAGCACAAACTACAAATATTAGAGGTGGTGCTATTGAAGGTTATGAACCAGATGACTTTTAATTATGGAAGAAAAAAGAAAACGAGGGAGACCCCGTAAAGTTGTTGAATAGCCTGTTATCGAAGAACTCTTAGTAGAGTAGCCTGTTGTAGAAACTTTTAAATGGGATGTTCCTATTTCTACTCCTATTGAGTTCTTCGATAAAAATTTATCTTATGAATTAACAGGATATAGACCTATCTCAGACATAAAAGGATTAGATTTTAATCCGGAATGGTTTACTGAAGCTAGAGATACTTTTAAGAGGACAGGACATTATACATAGTTTAGACCTAATTAGAAAGCTTATAAAGACTTTTGGAAAGAAGAGTATAGACGATGTAGAGATGGAATGACTATAAATGGTTATACCATTACTGGTGATCACTATTTCTTTCTTAATTATTATCAATTAAATAACACTACTAACTCAAAAAAAGCTATGTCAGCTGTAGATAAGGATTTTCCTAATTTTATAGTTGCATAGTATGAATATTTACATTATTTAGAATTATGCAAACGTTTGCGTAAAAATGCAGCACTTATGAAAGCTAGAGCTTTGGGATTTAGTGAATTAAATGCTGCTATTACCGCAAATTTTTATAGTACAAGTCGTAACTCAACTGGTATTATTGTTGCTTCTGAAGATAAGAAATTAAGCCCTACTCTTAATAAATTATGGGAAGAACTCTCTTTTCTTAACTATAATACAGACGGAGGATTCTTTAAACTTCGTCAAGTTACTGATAAAGCATTGCATAAAAAAGCTTCTAGATATGAAATATTAAATGGTTAGAAAATAGAGGTAGGTTTTGGTTCTTAGTTAATTGGAATTGTTGCTGATACTCCAGATAAAGTTCGTGGTTATCGTTGTGGGTTGTTAGTGTTTGAAGAAGCCGGTTCATTCCCATCTTTGCAAAGAGCAGTGATTTAGGGAGAAGCTTTACTTGATGTAGGTGGTAACAAGATAGGGATAGCACTAATTGGAGGTACCGGTGGTGATGCTAGAGGTGCAGCACTTGAAGGTCTTCGTAACATTTATTATAATCCTTAGGATTTCGATGTATTGCCTTATAGACATAATTATACTTCTGACGGTAATTATGTATTAACTGGATATTTTCTACCTTCATATAGTGTTATTTTAAAACCTGGATTCTTAGATCATAGAGGATATACTAATCCTAATAAGGCTAAAGAGTATTGGGATGAAAAAAGAGCTAAACTTGTTTCTAATCCTAAAGCTTTAGTAGACCATTGTGCTGAACGTTGTTATACTGCTGAGGAAGCCTTTGCTATTGAAGGTGAAAATAAATTTAATAAAGTTTTAATTACTGAACAGTTAACTCGCATTAGAGCTTTAAAACAATGTCCTAAAATAGAAACTGGATTTCTCGAATATAAATTTAAAGACGGATAGCATATAGAAACTAATATTGATGGATTTAGATGGATTCCAGATACTAGAGGAAGAGTTAAAATTCTAGAACATCCTATTTGGACTATTCCTAACGAAGTTGATCCAGAAACAGGAAAAATTATTAAGGTCTATCCAAAAGAAAAATTAAAAGGGTTGTATGTAATAGGTATAGATGGTATTGATATTGGAGCAAATCAAACATCTGAATATACTAAAGATCCTTCTGATTTTTGCTTAGTAGTTAAGAAAAGAGCTTACGGGTTAGATGATCCTAAATACGTAGCTGTTTATAAAGACAGACCTAACGATATTCGAGAAGCTTATAAAATAGCAATACGCTTAGCATAGTATTATAATGCTATGATTAATATAGAAGC